TTTGATCCAGGATTAGCTGCTCTATAAGATGCAATGCCTTTACGGTTCAGGCCTCCTGATGCAGATTTACCTTCTTTACGTTGCCATGCTGGAGATTTACTTCCTCTAGCTAGTTCAACTCTACCACCTTTTGGATAAGGTACATTTGATTCTAATTGATCAAATATTCTAGGTGATCCTTTTTGAAATTGTTTTCTAAACATTAAATCATTCCTTTATAATATTTAACATAAGATGGATTTGATAAATTTACTCCACCATATTCACCTTTAATACTTCTACCCATATAGCCTCCACCCATTACTTTTTTTCTTTTTGTAAAAGTTGAAACATTGGTTGGTTTAGGACCAGTGTTCTGGGCTTGGCGCTTTCTTCTGACAGCACTCACCTTTTGCGACTTTGTCATCTGTGTGGCTTTTGCAAGTGGCACGCATTTTGGATACTTCCTTTTGCTCCCCTTCGATCTCCCGCACGGTTGATATTTCCCGTCCTTCTTTGGTGCTCCGATGTCTACCCATTTTTCCGCTACCCATTTTCTTAAACCGCCTTCTGCAAAATTTCTACGCACAACTAACTCTTCTTTTTCTAGCCATGCCTGCCATCAGTCCACCATCAGCAGCTTTTTTTCTTTTACCACCTGGTGTTACTTTGCCTGAGCAAACTGCAGAAGCGTACATATTAGCATATGCCGATGGATATACTTTAAATTTTCTTTTCGCTGCTGCTTTTCCTCTTGCGCAAAGTTTTGCCATTATCTTTTATCCTTCATGGCCATTGCCATCATAGATGGTTTTTTCTTCTTGTTATCTTTTTTCTTATCTCTTAACATAGCGAAATCTTTACCAGTGATTTTACCATCACCATCTTTATCTAATTTTGCTTGTCCGCCTGATAAAAAATTTTTTCTAGTTTGTGTATTGTATCTTCTATTAGACATTATTTTTTTCCTCCTAAATGTTTTAACTCCGTAGCTTTAATTCCATAGACCGCTCCAACAACAGCTACCCATAATGAAATTATCCACCACGGCATAGTTTGTAATTTTTCAAAATATAAATCTAATTTTTGACCTATTTCTTCATCTTCTGCAAAAACAGAATATGCTAACAAAAAAAGTGGTGATGAGAGCACTAATAAAATAAATTCGTCCTTCCAGTCGCCTTTTTGATTTTTAGCAATCTGTCCGGTAAACTCTATTTCTCCGGCTTTCATCTTTTCAGCATGAACAATTTGTGCCTCTGACATTATAATTTCAGATTTTTTCTTATTCTTATAAATCTCAGCACCAGTTTTTAATGCTGTACCTATTAAATTCCACGGGAACATAAAATTAATATGCTTTTGAACTTCTTTTCTTTTCTTTTAATACTGCACCTTGACCTTTAACTTCCATTTCAGGTCCACCAGTACCAATCCAGTTGTAAGCTCTGTCAGCAGAAGTTTTTGATCTAGGATCAACTTCTTTTTCTTGCTCACCAACTTTTACATCTTGTATTTTATCTAGTTTTTCCATTTTATCTCCTTGGTTTTGATTTTCCAGCCTCAGATAAAGCAATTGCAATCGCTTGTTTACGCGATTTTACTTTTTTCTTTGACTTACCTATAGGTAATTCACCTCTTTTGAATTCCCTCATCACCTTTTTAATCTTTTTTTCCGGTTTTGTCATGTTTTTTCTCATTTTAGTCATTACCTCCACGCATTATTTTAATATTTGGCATCATACTACCTTGATTTTTCATCATTGAATCAACATTTGGAATTGTTTTACTTAAAATTGTCTTTTCAATTGATGTATTAGCTCTTAATTTAGCTAATTCTTCATTCTGTTCTAGTTTTTCATCTTGATTTGCTTGATTCATCATTGTTTTCATCTTATCAAGATTGATTCTTTCATCAGCTTCTCTTGCTTTTCGATCATTTTCCATTGCTCTAAGGTCTAATTCTCTTGCTCTTAACTTAGCAATTGGATCATTATCAAATTGTGAAGTGATTTTCTTTTCTTCATTCATAAATTCTTCCATCATTTCAGCAATCAACTGAGCTTTTCTTGCTTCAATTCTTTGAGTCATCATCATTAATTGCATTTGCATCTGTTGTGCGATCTGTGGATTTTGTTGCATCACCATTTGCATCTGTTGTATTTGTTGTAACTCATCTCTAAATTCTAATTCAACTTGTTCTTGAGCCATTAAACTAATGTGTTCAAAAATATTTTTTTCTAATGCACCCATAATCATTGGATTATTTCTTGCCATGTTTGTTGCCATGAAATTTAAGTGTGCAGTAATATGGGCTCTATGATCTTGACCAGGAAATGCTTGGAAAGGTCTACCTGCTAATGAATCAATGTGTTCTAACGCCGGATCTTTTGGCATTGGTTGCATTGGTTTAATTAATAGTTGATCAATATTTTTTACACCTAATGCTTCATACATATTTCTGTATGCTTGATACATATTGTGCATTTGCGGATTTGAGGTTGCCAGCTGCAATTCCGTTTGCGCAAGTGAGATACGCTGTGTTTGTGAAAAAATGTTAGGGTCAGCAACTGGCAATATATCTACTCTATCATCAAAGTCAGATTGTTTAATCATTCTTTGGCCCCCAACTACATCATACGGATACTCTTGTGGTAGATATAACTTGAATACTCTAGCTAAAATTCTAAATTCATTTTTAAGAGCTGAGTAAATTCTTTTATGAATTGCTGACATGGTTCTTGAACCACGTTCTAATAATGCAACGGTAGTTCCAACTGCTGCTTGTTGATTGCCATCACCAACTTGTAAATCTGCAATAGATGCAAATCTTTGACCTGCTTGAACTACTACTCCCATTAATGCAAGTAGTGTTTGACTTGGTTCTTTAAACGGAAGCATCATAAATGAATCTCTTAGATTGCCACCAGGTGCATCGACATCTCTAAACTCTCCTGGTTGAATTGATTGAGCATCATCTCTAATTCTAATACCACGCATTTTAAAACCAGCGGGTAAATTAGACAGGGTTCCGGCATCTAATAATTGTCTTAATGCAGCTGTAGCTGTTCTTGATAATCCACCAATCATATGAATTAAACCAAAACCATAAAAACCTAAACCAGGTAAAAATTTGAAATGCACAAAGTATTGTATCTTTCTTTTCATTGGATCTCCTACTTCATAATTTCTTCTAATAGAAAGTATTTCTCTTGATCCTTCTTCTAAAGTTACAATGTATGGAATTTTAATTCCTGACGGCTCACCAGTCTGTTGATTCATATCTTCAAAACCTTCTAAGTCTAAATCAACATGACACTCTAATAATGTATAAACATCTTCATCTTTTGTTTTTCGAACTCCTTCAAGTTCTCTTTCTTTTTTCTCAACATCTGTTTCTCTATCTTGAGGTTTTCCTAATTCAACATCTCTATAGAATCCACCGACTTGTTGTTTTCTTAAATCGTTTTCAGAAATTTTTACACGATGAATAATTGCTTCCGCATCATCTAATGAGGTAGCTGTGTACGGAACAATTAAATCATCTGCAGGAACAAATTTACTTACGGCTCTTTGTTCCATTTCGTCATAGTAGACTTTTTTAAAAGCTGATCCAGCTAAAGGTAAATTAAATAACATTTGATCAAATTCAGGTTCATATTCTTTCATCTGATCCATGATTTGATAGTTCATAAAATCTCTAACTCTATTTGCTTGATCTGTTTTTTCTGGAGAAGGTACTCCTAAAATTTGTGTTCTTACCGGACCATCTGCTGGTAATAATTCTTTATAAGCTAAAGCTTGAAATTGTGTGACTGCTTCTGCTAATACTGGATGCGTTGCACCACTTGCTCCTTGAAATGGTTCTGAACGCATATCATATTTGAAACCTAATAAATCTAAACCTTGTGTATAAGTTCTTTCCCAATCTTTTCTTGATGCAGAATAATCCATGTACTTAGAATTTAAATCAGATGCTAAAGCACCTAAAACATCATCAGGTAAAAATTCTGCTAAGTTTGAATAATGCTCATCACCACCTTCTGGGGATGCTGCATTTGGATCTAAATTAATATCAACTGAGCCATCTTCGTTTTCAGTGACTTCTACATCTTCTGGTGCTTGAGCTTGTTCTTGAGCTTGTTCTACAAGTTGTTCTTGAATCTGTTCTTCACCAGGTATCTCAAATTCTTTTCGCGGTTCGTTTGGAAGCGCTTTGTCTATATCTGCCATTTATTTTCTCCGTAAGTTCAATTGTTTTACCAGTATTATAAGAAATATTCAAGCCTTGACTCACGGGCCC